TGAATCGTTGTTACAGCAAGGTTGAACTTATCCTCGAAGGCGATGAAGTCCGGTGTGCCACAAACAACTGATTCCTTAGAACCATCTGTGAACTCAACTTTGAAAGGGATTTGCATTAGCTTACGCCGTTGCTCTGGTTAGTACTCCCGATAGCGGCCAAGTGACAGAAACCGTTGCGAGGTCGCCGACTGTGGAAGCGTAGGGGGTATACGAGGTTACCAAAAATGCACCAGAATAGCTCGGATTCGATGATGTTACTGAACCTGATGTCGGTGTAACAACAACAGTTGCGTTGGTTCCTAGTAGAGGCCAAAGAATTGAGTCAAGTGCGCCAGCTGCGAAGTCCTGGTGGAACTCTAGTGTGATTGAACCGGACTTTAGCCCAGCAATCCTAGTGCGCCACTCAGAGCCAAAGGCTGTGGTTTCCTGCTCGTCAATTTCGATTGGTAGTTCAACGGATGCAAGGGATGAGCTTACGGTTCCGCCGTTGATGGTGACTTTATAGTCAGTTGCTACGAATTTTGCCAATTTATGTTTCTCCTAATCGGCAAATACATCAACAGCAAATTCAGCCGCCAAGTAAGTGCCATCATTCATTTGGATGGGTGTGTAATTTGTCATTTCAGTCACTCGGCAATCATAGGCGTAACCACCAAGTGTCTTATCTGATTCTACTGCGTTCTTGATACTTGAGGTGCCTGTGCTAGAGCAGAAGGCATCAAGCGATCTCTGCGCATACTTTTCTGCTGCCCTGCCAACAACGACAACAACAGAAAATCGGTAAAGCGTAAGACCCTTATTGAAGGCTTGGTTGTAGTCCACAGTCGTTGGTCTAACCAATGCAATCGGTGGGTTGGGATTGTCGGGCATTTCTGCGCTAGTGCGTAGTCCTGTAATTGTGCCAAGGTTTTCGGCGATAGCGGTTCTCAGCTCGCTGATGCTTGCCACTATGCAAACCTGATTCTGCGGTATGGGCTAACTAGCTGAGCCACATCTGGGTCGAGCTGGTTGCTGACTCGCATGATTCCGATGTCAGAGATACCTGCCACACCTAGAGGGCTGTCTAGTCGCTTGTAGATTCGGCTGGACTGGATTACACAAGCTTGGGTTACAGCGATTGGAACTGCTGACCAACCCCAAGTGCCGGTGACCTGGACAGTTGCTTCACCTTCCCATTGGGTAAACAAGTAATCACCAACAGCGCGGATGTGGGTGTATGAGGTAGGCAAGCCATCAACTCTGCCGTTTAGTGGCTCAAGCTGGTAGTCATCTGTTGTCCAAAGTTGGTCAAAGGTTCCATCATCATCTGACTTGGTTCTTAGGGTTGTTAGCGTAATTAGATCGTCAATCTCAACCTGAAGATAATCCATTGGGGTATAGATTCTGGTGGCTGTGCCTAGAGCTGAGAAGCTGCGGTTGGTGTATCCGTCAATCGCGCGAGAGCCTGACTCGATAGCCATCTCTAGCAGAGCGTCATCAACTGTGTCTGTGATTCTTAGTGCTGCTTTGACTTGATTTAGTGAAGCGTAACCTTGGGTAATAGCCATAATGTTCTCTATTCTACTGAACTAAAAGGATACTAACAGAGCTAGTCCCAACTGTTCTCTCGCCTTATCTTTAGCGACCACTCGCCACTTCCAAGGTTATTCTCAGCTCGTCTTTGCTCGTAAAGTCTTTGGTTGATTGAAAAGGTATGAGCGTTCTTAGGGCCATAGCCAGCGGCAATAGTTGAGCTGTTGTTGTGGTGGATTGTGGCATGGATGCGCTTTTTAGGTATGCCATGCGCATCAATAATTCTTTCATAGTCATTGTCATCAAAGTAAAGCGGATGGAACAGCTCACTGGCTAGTCCAGCCTTTAGGATTACGCCCTCACCCACAGCAACAAAAGCCCAGTCTGGCACAGCATCTGTAAAGTTCAAAGCCTCGGTGTCAACCTCGTTGTGTATCTTTTCCAAAGCACCTGGAGCGCAGTAAGTGTCTTCGCTGGCAAAGACCCAATACTTAGCGTGAGGTGTGGACTTGATAACAAAGTTCATAGCTGCTGTTGGGCCTAAACCAAAAGGCACTTGTATTAGCCAAAGATTCTTTACTGTGTCTGGCTTGACTGGCTCAAAGACTCGCTTGCCAGAATTGTCAACAATTACAAGATGCTCAACTGGGTAGTCAATCGAGTCAATCATTCTCTGAGCTAGATCGTGTCTGGCGTAAGTTGGGAAAGCTAATACAGGGATCACTTGAGCAACTTCTTTAGAATCGGCATCCAGCTATTTTCCCATACTTTCTCAACATCGAACTGGCTGGCAAAGTCAATGGCTACCTGTGATGGTCCACGCTCAGCTTTGTAAGATTCCTCTAGGGCGTTTACCAGGCTAGATACATTTGGTGTCATCCACCAGGCATCTTGACCGGCATCCCAACTTAGCTGTCCATCAACTAGCCAAGAGTCCTCGCTGATTAGGTCTGGGGTTGCTGCCCAGTTTGAGCCGATTACCCTAGTGCCACAAGCCTGAGCCTCAACACTAGGAACGCCAAAGCCTTCACCCAAGCTCGGTGCTAGCAAGACATCCATCCGAGAGTATAGAGCAGCAAGATCAGACTGAGCCAAACCGAATCGGTAGTCTTGTGGGTTTGGAAAGATTACCTGCTCTTTGGCAACGCCAACAGAGTTCAAGATGTTTAGCAAGTTCCAGCCACCAGCTTGACCCATAGCATCGGTGTGTAGATACAACACAGCATCAGGATGAGTCTTAGCAAACAAGCTAAAGGCAAGGATAAGCTCGCCATAGGCTTTGCGGTGAACTAGACCTGCTGCCTTGTTAGCGGCAACGACACCCACTAGGAACTGATCTGGCTCTAATCCCATGTAGGCGTTTATTTCATGTCTGCCTATCTTGCTTGTTGGCTTGTAAACCTTGGTGTCAATCGCGTGAGGTGCGTACTCACACTCAATGCCCTTTTCGGTTAGCTGTCTAACCCCATGAGGTGACATCGCGATTGGGGTGACATTCTCTTTGCGTAGAAACTTCTCAACGCCTGGTGGCAAGGTTACATGGTCAAGTGGTGTCCAAGCTGCGATGGGGAAGTCGTCATAAAGCTTTGACTTCATAACCCAAACATCGTAAAGGCTAATAAATAGATTGGGCTTATTGTGTTGAGAGATGAAAGTTTTGTGATCTACTGGACCAGAATCATTTGAGTAAAGGTCTAGCCCTCTTGGGTAGTGTGGCACCTTGCCGTAAGGGGTTGTGATTGTGCTAGGTATTCCCTCAAGTCCATAGTTGGACAGCATGGCAACATCAAGACCAGAACGCTTGAGTCGGTCAAGCAACATGGTCGCTTGTTGTCCGTATCCGGTTGGTGCGTTGTAGCTATTGGACCAGACGCTTACAGCTCCAGTCAGTTTCTCTTTATTCGTAGGCATACATAAACAATACCAAAAAAAGACAGTGGGCCACAGTCCTACGCTCTGTGACCCACTGCCAGCTTTTTGACTGGGGCTAGATTTAGCTAGCTCCACCCTTGAAGTACCCGATATGGGTTGCATGGGTTAATCCACCGTCAAGCCTAATCAGGCCGCGATATGTGATTGTGTCTGTGTTGAATGCGTAATCTGCTGACTGGTCAACGCGGATTCCACCGGCGACCCTGACAACAAATGACGGGAGATGCCCAAAAAGCACCGATTTGGTTCCGGTGCCGACTGAGGCCACGGCGGGATTTTCATATACTGGGTAGCCAAGCAAGGTTGCTGGCTGTCCTGGTACTGCTGAGTTGGTCCAGATGTAGTTTCCTGCACCATCCTTTAGCTTGCGAGCTGCTGCGATACCAGACTTCGACATTTGAAAGCCGAGGCCGGGCAGTACTCTCGCACCGTCTGCAATTCCGTAAACAAGATCGATTAGGTTCTCGTATGAAGCTGCTCCACCAACACCAGTTCCACCAGTTACTACCGAGCCAGCGGCTGCGGATAGCTTTGTGGTTAGAACGGAGTTAGCCTGCAGACCCAAGGAAGTTCCAAGGTTCTGAGCAATGTACTGGGTGATGTTAAATCCAGCATCTGTTACTAGTTCCTGGGCCACCTGAACGAGCGCTCCATATTTCTCAGCTCCGAGAGTAATTGACGAAAATGTCGGATTACTTTCTGAGATGGTTCCGGCTGCTGCTACTGAACCAGCGGTTGAAGTCGCGGTAACAGTTGGAATTACTAGGTTTTCTCCACTCTGTGTGTTCAAGACCTCAGACACGGTAAGCATAGGACCGACCAGCTGTGCAATCTCGAAAACTCTGTCAAAAAAACTTTGACCCACAGTATTCGAGGATGGTACTAGGGTGCGAGCTTCTCGAGCGAAGTCGTATCCACGCATCTCGCCAGAAGCGATTGCGCGAAGAATGTCAGCGTCAGAGTTTGACTGTGCTGGCATGGATGGTGCGAATGAAGCTGCTGCCTCAGATGCGCGAGCTTCGCGTTCTGCTAGCTTGCGAGCGGTTTCGATAGCTGTGTCAGCCTGATCAATGTCAGCCTCGATACGAGCAATCTTTGTGTTTTCCTCAGCAGATAGTCCACGCTTTTCAGCCTGTGCAATGTCTAGAACTTCTCTAGCCTGTGCGATTAGGTTGTTGCGGGCATCTGTCTGTGACTT